TGACATGCCTCCGAATGTATTAGTATCAACATCTTGTTTAACACCGCCAATAACATAAGATGAAATCTCTGTCTCTTGTGGAGCTACTTGTACGTCTGCACCTGAGATCCATTTCTGTGTCCACGGTAATGGGTTAGCTTGTGGAGTTTGATATGGGCATTTAAGTCCTACTGCGGTCATACGCTTACAACAAATCCATTCAATGTAATCTGAAAGTAGTTGCGTGTTTAGACCAATCATTGAACCATCTTTAAACAGATAGTCAGCCCATTGTTTTTCTTGTTCTACTGCATCTACAAACATTTGAATACATTCTGCTTCTGTTTCTTTAGCAATCTGAATGAAGTCAGGATCATCTTTTGGTAGAAGTTTTAGAAGTGTTTGTGTAGATGCCAAGTGTAGATTTTCATCACGTGCAATTAACTTGATAATTTTAGCATTGCCTTCCATCTTCTTCAGTTCTGCAAATGCCCATGAACAAGCAAATGAGACATAGAAACGAACTCCTTCAAGGATATTTACGCTCATAAGAGTTTTATAAAGCAACTTTTTAATTTCGTATTTGTCTACAACTACTTCATTTCCATTAACAGTATGTGTGCCTTCGCCCAATAGATTAAAGTATGATGTCATATCAATTAGTTGGTCATAGCATTCTGAAATATCATCAGCGCAATCCATAATCTCTTCGATATCCATCATACCATCAAACACTTTAGAAGGGTCTGAATATACATTACGAATGATGTGAGTATATGAACGTGAGTGAATTGTTTCACTAAATGTCCAAGTTTGGATCCATGCTTCTAGTTCTGGAATAGATACTAGTGGACCGAACGCTTCTACTGGCGCACGACCTTGTACACTGTCTAGTAGGATCTGACGCTTTAGATTTGATGTAAAGATATGACGCTCATGGTCTGTAAGATTTTTAAAATCATTACTATCTTTAGTTACATCAACTTCTTCTGGACGCCAGAAGAAACCTAGTTGCTTGTCAGTTAGTTTATCAAACTGTTTATATTTTAGCATGTCAAAACGCTGAATAGCTACTCCGCCATTTGGGTCTAGGAATGCTAGTGCTTTTGTATGATCTGCTTTATTTTTTGAATTGAATACGCTCATAGTTTTCTCTCTTAGTTGTCTCTCTGTTGTTTCATATTTATCATATCGATACCATTAAAATCTTCTTGTATAACTTTGTTTATAAAATACATTTTAGGTTCCCCATCGTATCTTCTAAGCTCTTGATGTTGCACCACGTAATCATCAAGAAATTGTATGTCCCATGGATCATTTGGTCGATTCGTCTTAGTATGAATTTTACGACTATATATTTCTTCTAGTATGATGTAGTGTTTTACTTTGTTATTATTATATAATTTCTTTGACAGCCCTAGTATTTTTTCCTTTTCAATATCATTAGATTCGGTTATTATTTTATTAGATATTTCAATTATTAAATCCTTTTCCATAGACATGACTTTGTTCAGAACTGCGTGAAAATAGTCTATTTCATATAGAGAAACAAGATTATTTACTCCTCCCATTCTAGGAATCATACTATTAGATATATGTACTACACAGTTATGATTTTTTCCACGTTTAATAAAATTATCTAAGAATTCTTTATAATGATCATATGTCATAGTGTGACATAGTTTTATATCATAGAAATGAAACTGTGTGTCAGTATGTTCATAATACCTTTTCTTTAATTTCACGTTAGATATGGATGACGGACTAGTACAATGAGCAAAATAACCAAGACCGTAATTTTTCCCCCCCGGTCCAGGCATTAGTGGTTTAATACATAATCGTTCACCAGTCATGTAGTTTGAAAATTTGAATTCCATATCAAATCACACAAGCATCACAATCTTCATCATCAATGATAGATTGTTCTAGTGGTTCGTCCATCATTTTCGATACGTCAATTTCTCCTTGACCATCGAATGTATTGAAATAGTATAACTGTTTGCCGCCATATTTGTAGAACATGATAAGATGTTGTAGCATCACTGACATAGGAATCTTTTCTTCATCAAAGAATACAGGATTATATGATGTATTAACTGAGATACCTTGATCGATATACTTCTGCAATACTGCCATAATTTTTAGATATCCTTCTGGTGACTGTTGATCCCATAGTAATTCGTATTTGTTCTTTAGCTTGTGAATACCCGGTACAACTTGCTTTAGAACACCATGCTTAGATTGCTTAACTGACACTAGTGAGCGTGGAGGCTCAATGCCGTTTGTAGAGTTAGAAATCTGTGCTGATGTTTCTGCTGGCATAAGAGCCATCACAGTTGAATTACGAATACCATGCTCTTGTAAGTCTACACGTAGTGTCGCCCAATCTTGACGTTCAACATACGGAGTAAGTTCATCAACATCTAACTTACGTGTGTCCATTGGAACTACACCATCACCGTAACGTGTTTCATCTGTGCCAGAACATTTGCCTTGCTCTTTCGCAAGAGTGTTAGATGCTTTGATTAAGTAGTAGCTCCATGCTTCTGCCCATTCATCTACTAACTCTAAGTCTGGATTTGAATAGTTAGTATCATTCTTAGCTAACCAGTAAGCAAAGTTAATGATACCGATACCCAGTGGTCTGCGCTTTTCAGTTGATAACTGTGCAGCAAGTACTGGATACTTTTGATAATCTAATAGTGCATCTAGCCCACGAATTGACAACTCGCAAGGCTTTTCAAAGTCTGCTGGAGTTTTAATGTTACCCCAATTGATAGCACTTAGTGTACATAGTGAGATTTCACCCTCTTCATCAAAGATGTGTTCTAGTGGCTTTGTCGGTAGATTAATTTCACAGCATAGGTTTGACTGACGAATAGGAGCTAGATCAGGTTTGAATGACCCGTGATCATTAGCATGGTCTACGTTCATCAAATAGATACGACCTGTGTTCTTGCGCTCGTTCATGAATGCAGAGAATAGATCGATTGCTGGAATTGATTTCTTACGAATAGATGTCTTACGTTCTGCTTTCTCATATAGTTCACGGAACTTGTCTTGGTCAGCAAAGAATGCTTCATATAGTCCTGGAACATCGTTAGGAGAGAACAGAGTGATGTTGCCACCAGTCATTAGACGTTCATACATCAACTTGTTAAATTGCACACCGTAGTCTAAGTGACGTACACGGTTGTCTTCAGTGCCTTTGTTGTTCTTTAGAACAAGCATGTCTTCTACTTCTAAATGCCAAAGCGGATAGTACAGAGTTGCTGCACCACCACGAACACCACCTTGTGAACATGACTTAACAGCCGCTTGAAACATTTTGTAGAAAGGGATAACACCAGTGTGTGACGCATCTCCGTTTCGGATCGGAGAATTGATCGCACGTATAGCACCAGCATTAACGCCGATGCCTGCTTTCTGTGAGACATATTTAACGATTGAACTAGATGTCGCATTGATTGAATCAAGCGAGTCACCAGCTTCAATTAGAACACAGGAGGAAAACTGTCTCTGCGGCGTGCGAACGCCTGCCATCACTGGAGTTGGGAGTGAGATATCAAAGTTACTAATTGCATCATAGTAATCTTTTACCCACTTCATACGTGTTTCCTTAGGATAACTTGAAAACAACGTAGCGGCAATTAACATATAAGCCATCTGCGGTGTTTCAAATACATCTTTAGTTACACGATTTTGTACTAGATATTTGCCACGGAATTGTTCCATACCAACATAAGAGATATTGAAATCTCTATCATGTTTGATATAGTTGTTTATTACTTCCCACTCTTCACTAGAGTAGTCTTCAAGTAGTGCAGTATCGTAAAAGCCACGTTCAACATTTTTCTCAATTAATTCTAAAATATGACATGGAGTAAAACTATTATACACCATCTTTCGTAGATGATAGTTTACTAAATTCCCAGCTACCCATTGATAGTTTGGTGTGTCTTCATTAATCAAGTCTGCCGCTGATTTAATCAACGTTTCTTGAATTTCTGAACTTGTGATACCGTCATAAAATTGTATATGAGATTTTATTTCAACCTCACTTGCTGATACACCAGCAATATTATCACAAGCAAAGAACACGACTTTATGCATTTTTTCGAGGTCTAAGACCTCTTTTTTGCCGTCACGTTTTGTTACTTGAATTGTCATTTATTTGTTTCTCCGAAATCGCAATGTATTTAACAACACTGCTTATATCTTAATATCTAGTGTTTATATCGTTGCATCTTCCATGCCTGCTACTCTCAACTTAATAATATTACTTAATTGAAAGTGCTTAATCTCAAATCCCTTGGTTATACCTTGAAACTTGTTTCGTAGTAAGGCTACCTGATTAATAAGTTCTGAGATAGCTACTACTTCTGCTTCGCCGTCTGCATACTTTTCTGCATCCCTACTGCTTAATGCTTTGTTGTAACTCTCTAAATATTTACGCAAGTATTCACTTCTTTTCTTACGTAACTGTATATTTAGATGTTCTAGAATTGCTTCGATTTCCTGCAATTGCCCAAATCGTAGTTCTACAAATCCGGGTAACATCGTTGCATTCTTTTCAACATTGCCATATATTTTTACTTCATTGCGGGCTTCTTGTAATTCACCTTCAAAGTGATCTATACAAGAAGGGATCTTACTCCAGTCCGCAACGATTTTACTATACCAACTCATTCGTCATAATCATCCCAAGAGTCATCGTCTTCATCTTCGTCATAATCGTCTTGAAAATATATATCAAACGCTGTTTCAAGAATCTTATCGTTCTCTGTCATTTCTGCAATGTCTTCTTTCTGAAAACCTACATCATCACATATTTTAATCAATCGTTCTGCCGCATTCATTCGTTCCTTAGCTGGAACTAATACTTTAAATGCTTCCCATATATCGAACACTACGTCTGAGTCTACTGCTGCCATTT